AATTTTAAAAAGTCCGTTTTTACTTTTTGATTATGGATGTCCTGACTGTTCAGATGGATTAATTAATGATATTTGTATAATAGTATCGGGAGATAATTTAACTTTTAGTTCAACTACTTTTGCGGATAAAACATTTAATTTGTATTATGAAGTTTCAGAAGATAACCCAAGATATTTAATTACTTCAAATCAAACATTTCCATTCACAGTAAATAATACAACAATACCTAATTGTTGTTATAATAATTTTTATTTATATCTTATTGAAGAAGACCAAACTGTAATTTTAACATGTGTAATTCCAAACTTGCCAACACCTACACCAACATTAACACCAACAAATACCCCAACTCCATCCGTAACTGCGACAATTGGTACAACACCAACACCCACAGAAACAAATACCCCAACACCGACAAAAACAGTGACACCAACACCAACAAAAACATCAACATTAACTCCAACACCAACAAAAACATCTACTCTGACTCCTACACCAACTATTACTCAAACACCTACTAACACATCTACATTAACTCCAACTCCGACTGTTACACCGACTCTAAGTATAACTCCATCACCATCACCGGCAGAACCTTTAAAAATGTATGTAATAGGTAATCAAAAAGATGGTAATTGCTCAGTTTCAAGTATGGTAGTTCAATATAGAAATATTAATGGTAATTATGTAAGTCAAACTTTAGGTTCACGCACAGATATTGGTTATATGACGGTTATATCTTATGCTAGTTATCCACCAAGATGGATATCAGGTCCTGCATCACCTGATGGATTTGATTTAATTGACTTAGGGACTTATACACCAACAAGTTGTTATAATTTCCAGTTAACAACTTATTGTCAAACATTACCACCTGACTTAACTTTAAATTATGTGGATTGTAATGGTGTGAGTCAAACTATAGACTACGCAGGTGAAAGTTTATATACATTTTCGGCTAGAACATTTACTGCGGAAAACAAAATTTACGTTGAAAACATATAATTTGACATTAATAGTTTAATTGGTTAAACTTACCACACAAGGTAAATTCCGACCTTAATTTCGGAAGCAAATACACCATTTTAAATTTTATGATATCAAACGAAGAAATTGAAAATTTCCTTCAGGGAAATGATGACGAAAAATATATCGTCAGTGTAGAATACGATTACGTCAAAGATTGTGTTTGGAAAATTTTAGAACACCCAATTCACGGAAAACAAATTAAAAAAGATACTTTCATCCCATTTGCTTGGGTAGGTGATTTGCGTGGATTAAACTTTTATAAATCCTCAAAAGCATTACAAAAAGAGGCGATGACAAAACATAAAATTGTCATTGAAAAATTAAGAACTGATGGTAACGAAAGATTAGAGAAAGGTTTAACTTTTATGGTTAAATCATTGAACGGTTATCGTTCACTTATTCAGTTTTTCAGAGATGGTGGTGTTGACCCATGGGGTGAAACAACAAAAGGATTAGTTTTAATATTGCCTCCTGTAGAACAATTTTTGGTTACAAAAGAAAAACGATTGTTCAAAGGATTTGATGATTACAATAGTATCACAAGATTTGTATTTGACTTAGAGACGACCTCACTTGAACCAAAGGATGGTCGTATCTTTATGATAGGAATGAAAACCAATAAAGGTTTTAGTCAAGTAATTGAATGTTCAGACGAAGACCAAGAAAGAGAAGGTATTATTAAATTTTTCAATACTATAGATGAACTTAAACCAAGTATCATCGCATCTTACAACGGGTTTAACTTTGACTGGTTTTGGATATTTGAAAGAGCCAAAGCGTTAAAGTTAGATATTAAGAAAATTGCGAAGACATTAAATCCAATCAATCCAATTAAACAATCTGAAAGTATGTTGAAGTTGGCAAATGAGGTTGAGAGATTTAACCAAACATCCATGTGGGGTTATAACGTTGTTGATACATTACACGCAGTTAGAAGAGCTCAGGCAATCAATTCATCCATCAAATCTGCAGGTTTGAAGTATATTACTCAATACATTAAGGCGGAAGCACCTGACCGTGTTTACATTGACCATACAGACATTGGTCCGTTTTACGCAAAGAAAGAAGAGTTTTGGTTAAACATTCAAAACGGAAAATATAAGAAAGTGGGTGTTGACCCAAAGATTGATGACGCTTGTTCTAAACACTCAAGTATCTACATTAAAACAACAGGTGATGATTTGGTTGAACGATATCTTGATGATGACTTGGAAGAAACTCTAACGGTTGATGAAGAATTCAATCAGGGGTCATTCCTACTCGCATCTTTGGTTCCAACAACATATGAAAGGGTTTCTACTATGGGAACTGCAACATTATGGGAAATCCAAATGAGAGCTTGGTCATATAAAAACATGTTAGCGATTCCTAAAAAGAATGAAAAGACAGAGTTTGTTGGTGGATTATCACGACTACTTAAAGTAGGATATTCAACAGATGTATTGAAACTTGACTTCTCGTCACTTTACCCTTCAATACAACTTGTTCATGATGTATTTCCAACTTGTGATATTACAGGTGCAATGAAGGGCATGTTAAATTACTTCCGTAATACTCGTATCAAGTATAAAAACTTGGCAAAGGAGTATCAGGATATTGACAAAAAACAAGCAACATCTTACGATAGAAAACAATTACCGATTAAGATATTCATTAACAGCATGTTTGGAGCTTTATCTGCCCCACAGGTATATCACTGGGGTGATATGTATATGGGTGAACAAATTACCTGCACAGGACGACAATACCTTCGTCAGATGTTACGTTTCTTTATGAAACGAGGTTATACTCCACTTGTATGTGATACGGATGGTATGAACTTCTCATTACCTGAAGGTGGTGTGGACGATAGAAGATACATCGGTAAGGGTAAGAATTGGTTAGTTAAAGAAGGTAAAGAATATACAGGTTACGACGCAGATGTTGCAGAGTTTAATGATACGTTTATGAAAGGGGCAATGGGTCTTGATTGTGATGGAACTTGGAAATCTTGTATGAATATTGCTCGTAAGAACTACGCAACAATGGAACATAATGGTAAGATTAAACTTACAGGTAACTCAATCAAGAGTAAGAAACTACCACTTTACATTGAGGACTTTTTGGATAAGGGTATTAAGATGTTGTTAGAAGGTAATGGACAGGCATTTGTTGAGTGGTATTATGAATATTTGGAAGTAATCTTTAACCAACAAATTCCGTTAATGAAGATTGCTCAAAGAGCAAAAGTGAAACTATCTATTGACGATTATAAGAAACGTTCAAGCCAAAAAACAAAGGCGGGTAATATGATGTCAATGATGGCCCATATGGAATTGGCAATTAGAGATGGTATCGCGGTTAGTTTGGGTGATGTAATATTCTATGTAAACAATGGAATTAAAGCTTCACACGGGGATGTTCAGAAGGTAAATGAAAAAATGAGTAAAAAAGAAAAAGAACAGTATAGTTTATTTCATGGTAAAGAACCTGTGTTAGGTTCACACGTCCAACTTAATTGTTATCGTATTGACCCGTCAGATTTAGAGAATAACCCTACTATGACAGGTGAATATAATGTTGCGAGAGCAATTGTTACCTTTAACAAAAGAATTGAACCTTTGTTAATTGTGTTTAATGAAGAAGTTAGAAATAATCTAATTGTCACTGACCCTAAAGACAGAGGTTTATTTACTAAAGAGCAATGTAGATTAACAAATGGTATTCCTTTTGAATCTGGTGACCAAGATAGTATTGAAGATTTGTTAACTATTACAGACCAAGAAATGGTGTATTGGGGTAAACGAGGGATTGACCCTGAATATATTTATGAATTAGCAGAAGAAGGATGGGAAGAAATGGTCTAAGACTGTTTCAACCCGTCTGACGAAACTATAAACCACGAACCAAATGCGTAATATAGTTCAACACAAGCACCTTTTTCAATATTAATTTCACTATACTCTTCATCAATCAAACCCTCAATGGGTTTGATTTTTGTATTTGTAAGAGCTTTTACTATTACGTGGTCAGTATTTTTGTGATTTAAAATAACTTCGATTAATCCTAACTCTTTTGTAATAATCACTGATTCACCTTCAGTTGTGTATATCTCATCAGATATCATACAAACTTGTGATGTTAATAAAACTTCTTCCCCGATAACACGTTTCATCGGAATTGATTTTTGTATACTCATAATTTAAATAACATATAGATTTCTTGGGAACGCTCTAAACTTCATTTGTTTGTTAAGATTTTCAGCAATTAACGCTTCTCGTTCCATTATTTTTTCAGGTCTTAATCTTGTTAATCTACCATCGGCACCAATTAATTCCTCAATCAATTTTGTTTTTTCATCTTTACCTTCAGTTGCTAAAGTGGCGTAATCCATAGTTAACTCAGAGTCAGGTGTCTTTAAGTTACCCGAATATTTTCCTCTAACTTTTGATAATGTTTCTTTACATCCTGCAACAAAATATCTTCTAACCCACTGTTGTGCCGGTTCATTTAAATCAGCCCAAGCAATTGCGTTAATTGGTACATCTGAAGGAAGTTTGATAATATCAGGGTTTGCAGCTAAACAAGCGTCTCTATCCTCAGGACCAACATCATAATACCAATACCAAACTTGATGATGGTTTAATGACGCATTACCAAAATCAAATTTACCACCCGGTGTTTGCATTAAATGAATTGCTTTTTTACCATTAGGTAACCCTGTAATTCTATAAGTTAAATCACCTCCAATAATTCTTCTTTGGATATTAATTTCTTGCATTCTTAATAACATGTCAAATGCCGGCATCATAAAGTAAGAACCTGAACCTCCCATTTGAGCAAAACCGCCAGGTCCACCTATACCTGTACCACCTAATGCTCCAAAACTCCATGGGTCAAATAATACGTTGTTTAGAGTTGCTGGTGTGAACCATAGTAATTCATTAATTTCACGACCTGCAGGAATTTCATAAATCTGTTGGTTTGGGACTAATGTAATAAAATCTTTTTTAAGTTCCCAATCACCAAGTGGGGATGATTGTAAACCAACTATTTTAGAGTATGCTTGTGCGTATCTGTTTTCGTAATCTAAACTCTTAGTTACGAATGCTCTTGATAAAGATTGTGTGTCTAAATTTAAATTGTATAATGAAGTCCATTGTGATTCAATTAACCAATCTTGAACATATTGGGAATAGTCCCCGATAGAAAATTCTAAGATTGAGTCCATTTGTTCATCTTCTAATTCAATTGAACGAATTGGAGCTCCTAATACGTGTCTAACTTTTGTATATAGTTGACTTCTGTATGGTTCTGCGATTATTGTATTCATGAAGTGATATTTCTATATAAATATCAATTCACAGTATAAATTAAATCTTGTGTTGGAATTTTAAACATACTTGAACTAAAGGCAACAGTTTTGTTTTTAAAAATATAAACTTCTTTGTTAATATTTGAAAAAATTAACAAGTCGGTATTAAATTTTTTAACAAACCCTCTGATTTTTATATTATAAAAACCATCAATTACTTCCATACTTAAAATTGGTTTTACTTGAGCATTTTGTATTTTGTTGTCAAAATTAACAGTTAAATCAGTTCCCGCAAAATCCTCTTTTGAACCTAAACTACCAACTACAACTGCTGTACCCTCACCAAATTCTTGATTGATTTTTTTTGCAACATACTCCTCAAGTTGACCACCTTTATCATGGGTTCTTTTTAAAAGTTTCATAATTTTATCAAGAGTTTTAGACCCTTTAAAAATTCTTTCACCAAAAAACTCCATATAAGAACAAAATTTATTTATCTCTTCTACTTGTTGTGAAGGTGTCACACCAATAAAATTTAATGTAGGTTTATTTATTTTTGTAAGAACAACATTCAAATCATCAACTAAAATTTTAAATCCAATATAGTTTGTATTTAATTTATTAATTACTGAACGACCTGGTTGTTCTAAGTCGTAAATACCTGAAGATGAACCTTCAGAGTGTTGATTGTTTTCATGCCATTTATCAGATAAAACTCTTTTCAACGTATTATCAATACATCTTCTATAAGTCCAAAGAACATTTTTGTTGTTACTAAAAATATCTGAGTAGTCAGATACGTTTTCGTATAAAAGTTTTTTTTGTGAAGTTGACTCGTTCAATTTTTTTTCAGTTTTTGATTTGTATAACTCATTAACAAATTCCCAGTTGATTACTTCCCAAAAATTTTCAATATATTCGTCTCTTTTGTTTTGGTATTTTAAATAATAAGCGTGTTCCCATAAATCCAAACCTAACAACGGAAAACCACCCTTGTTTATTATATTCATAAGTGGGTTGTCCTGATTTGAGGTGGACATAACTTTTAATCTACCTGTATCAGTTAACACTAACCAACACCATCCTGAACCAAATCTTTTTCTTGAGATTTCTTCAAATTTAGTTTTGAAGTTACGATACGTCCCATATTGTTTAACAATCTTTTCAAATACTTCACCACTTGGTTTTTGTGGTGTGGGTGATAACATTTTCCAAAACAATGCATGATTAAATGCTCCACCTGCGTTATTTCTTATTGTTGTATTATACTTTGAAATTTGTTTAACAATATTCTCCAATTCAACATCACCATAATCTTTTTTACGAAGAGCTGAATTTAATTTTTTTACATACCCCTTGTAATGTTTCTGATAATGGAACTTCATTGTTTCAGGGTCAATAAATCTTCTTAATGATGCGTAACCATAAGGTAATTTATCAATACCTATGGTTTTCATTTCGTTAATAAAAAATTTGGTTTCAGGTTGAGTTTCCTCACCTAATATACGACTAACTAATGACTCTGATACTAAATTTAACGATTTCATTAATTATAAATACTTACTTACTATTGATTTCGTTAAGTATTTGTTCAACAATATCTACAGAATTTTCATCTATATCACCCATAACCGTACCAATAATTTGTTTCTTCTTTATAAGAATGTCGTAGATAACACCTTCAATCGTATTTTCAAATAGTGGGTAATATATTGAAACTGAATTTTTTTGTCCGTATCTGTAAGCTCTGTCTTCCGCCTGACTATGTTCTGCGGGAACAAATGATAAGTCATTCATAATAACGGCTTCACCTGCCGTAAGAGTTAATCCGACACCTGCAGCTTTCATGTTACCACAAAAAACTTGTATTTTATCACTCTCTTGGAACTTATCAACCGCATCTTGTCTTGCAGGTTTAGATGTTGAACCATCTAAATAAACAGATTTCTTACCAAAATGTTCGTGTATCTTTTTTAAAGGTTCTGTGAAGTTACTGAAGATAATAACTTTTTTGCCTTGCTCAATAATGTTTTCGGCAAGTTCAATTGTAATTGGTATTTTTTCTTCGGCAATAACTTGTCTTACTTTCATAAGTTTTGTGAACTGAACCGATAACGATTTTGATTCGTCTTGTCTGTTGTTATA